AGCCAACCCTGAAACTTTATTAAAAGCAAAAAATAAACTACAAGAAAAGCATGGCATTGATGTTACTAATCCTGGGCAGATTAAAAGTCATAAACTTAATATGACTATTAATAATAGCATGAAAGATCCTAAAGTTATTGACTCTATAAGAAATCAATGTTTAATAAAGTATGGTGTAGATTGGCATAGTAAACGCCAAGACGTTCGTAGCAAAATGATAGCATCTTCTTTTGCTATATATGGTGTGTCAAATCATAGTCAATTACATTATAGTGTAGAAACATGGAGATATTTAACTGATTATGATTCTATGAAATCATTATTTGATACATTGTCAGTTTCAGAAATATCTACTAAATTAAATGTATCAGAAACTACCGTGTTAAAACATTTAAAAATTTTAGGTATACGATTACCTACAGAAATAATACCAGAAAAACAACTTGCTAATTTATTAGCATTACATGGATTCAATGACTTTTCTAAAACTAGAAAAGTATTACCTAGTGGTAAAGAATTAGATTTATACTCACCATCATTACAAATAGGTATAGAATATTGTGGGTTATATTGGCATAGTGAGAGGTATTCAAAATCTACTGATCATAGAAATAAATGGATAGAATGTAAAGAACAAAATATAAAATTAATATCTATATTTGAAGATGAATGGATACTAAATCGTAAAATTGTAGAATCTAGATTGTTACATATGTTAAAAAAACAATCTGTATCTGTTGGTGCCAGATCATTAGTAATTAAAAAAATAACGCAGATGACATCTGATGAATTTTTGAAAAAATATCATCTAGGTGGATCAGCAAGAGCTTCAATACATTATGCTGCATTTGATAAAAATGAAAACATACGGGCAGTTATGAGTTTTAGTAAGCATAGAAAATTACATAAACCTCTAATAGAATATGAATGGGAAATGGTAAGGTTTTCTACAGATTTAACACATATACCAGGAATAGCAAGTAAACTATTTTCAAAATTTGTAAAAGACCTTGATCCTATTAGTATTTTAAGTTATTCAGATTTAAGATATGGTGAAGGTAATTATCTTGCTAATTTAGGATTTATTAGATATGAAGATACTGGTGCCGGATATTGGTATTTTAGTTTATGTAATCCAGAATTTAAAAGGTATCATAGATTATTTTTTACTAAGAAAGAACTTTTGAAAAAATATCCGGCATTAGATCCAAATTTAACTGAATATGAGATGGCGCGAAATGCCGGATTTGAACGTATATGGGATTGTGGCAATGCCAGATGGATATGGACAAATCCTAATCAAATTGTATAATCCAGTTGACTTATTAATTAAAACATTACACATTATAATAATATAGGAGTATGAAATATGCCATGTAACAATTGTGGGCACAGTCTAGATATAACAATGGATGAAGATAATTATCAATCTCTTTGTAATACTGAGAATACACTTTGGGCAATCACACAGAGTCTTGAAGATTTAGGTGATTTTAATAAAATCATTAATAACGTTAAATGGAAAGAATTAGGAATTACTAAGAGGACTTTTATTGGTTGGTGGAAACTTTATAAATCTGAAGAATCTCAACGAAAAATTGAAGAACAAAAGATGAACAAACATATACAAAATGTACAATTAGTTCTTAATAAATTAACATCTGACGAAAGAACATTACTAGGATTTTGAAAATCAATAGAGGTATATTATTTTGAACTACATTAAATATTTTCAAAATATTATTAACCTAAGTAAATTAGTATCATTATTTGATGAACCAGATGATCTGTATAGTAATATACAAAGAGAATGTCTTGAACTATTTCCTGGAAATTATAAATTAATTATTGGAGATTCAAATCTAAGAGATTCAAATCTAAGAGATTCAAATTTTGAATATTTTGATCTTCATATGAATGCACAAATAGAATGGACTAAATTATTTCCTGAAACTTGTATATTAATGATTGAAGAATCAAGTATTGGTCATGTTAGAATTAAATTACTATTTAATAGTATTGAAGAACAAACAGAATGGCAATTAAAATATAGTTAGAATTTAAAATTAATCTTCTAAACTAAACCCGCATAATTCTCTAGCTCGTCTTATACCAAATATAGCAATTATATCTCCAAATTGATCACCTGATTCAGATAACACATATTGAATTTTTTTAAGATCAGGTCTATTATGGGCAAAATATTGTTCCATATCATTAAAAGTTTTAAATGGTTTAAATGATTGTCCAGGATTATTCAGACTATATATACTGACATTACGACCATCATCAAATAATCTTTTCCATATATTGAATCCTTCATCTGATAAATTACTATCACTTAGTAATCTTAATGATCTATTGCTATCATCCAAGATAGCATTATAAAGTTCGCTTGCATACGGAGGCTTTTTTTTATAATCAGGGCTTTTGCCAGTCAGTGATACAACTAGTCCTTCAGATTCAATCCTAAGTTCACATCCTAGTATTATATTATTCTCATCACCATACCAATATAATAAAGTAGTTGATCTAATGATTTTATTCAGATTATTTGGTAATTGTATTATATTAGCATTATAATCAATTTGCTCCTTAATATTACTAACCAATTGAGGATAAGTCCCAAATACACCTATACCATTTGGCATTTCTGATAGAAATGTTTCATTAAAATTAGTTCTATTTCCCATTTAAATATTCCTTAAATGAATATTTACCTTTCAAAATCACCTATTTTTAGCTGATAAATAAACTATACAGTTTATAGGATACAAACATGGCAAACCCATTACAACAATATTTTCGAATTCCTTCAGTATTTTTAAAATTACCTACTTTAAACAAGTGGTATACAACTGAAGAAATGAATATGCCCGAGTCAGGTGAAATTGGCGTGTATGGTCTGAATGGGATCGACGAAATAATGTTATCGACGCCGGATGCCCTACTTTCGGGTGCAGCTCTCGAGGGGGTAATCAAAAGTTGTGCACCAGACGTAAAAAACGTTAAAAAATTACTCGTTCCTGATCTCGAAGCAATATTTTTAGCCATGAAAATAGCAACTTCAGGTAAAACTTTTGAAATTAGTAAGATTTGTAATAAATGTAATCATGAAATGACCTTTGACGTCAATCTTGATCATTTATTAGGAACTATGACCGCGATAGAAGATTCTGACACAAAAATAAACCTCAACAACGAATTAGAAATACATATAAAACCGTATACTTTAGAGATGAGGAGGTCTTTTGTCGAAAAACAATTTGAGGAAGATCGTCTCCTTAAATTAATAGATGCAAATAATAAAAATTTAGATGAACTTCATAAAGCAGACGTACTTCAAAAAAGTGTAGAGAAAATCAGTAGGATAACATTTGATTTGGTATCAAAATCTATAACATCAATTCGATTAATTAAACAAGGATCAACCGTTAATAATCCAACTGATATTTCAGAGTGGCTAGTAAACATCCCTAAAAACCAGGCAGATTTGATATTTAATAAAGTTAATGCTTTAAATGAAATTGGCATCAATCGATCTATTGATATCGAATGTGACAAATGTCATCATACCTGGAAAGATTCTTTGAACTTGGATCCATCAAGTTTTTTTCCCAAACCCTCGCGACCTTAGATCCTATCCGAATAACCGAGATGTTGGAAATTCTAGAGAAAAATCGAAATATTATTGAAGAAGAAATAGCTACCCTTGTATATTATATGAATGGCGGGCTTAATTTTTCGGATGCATATTTAACTACAGCTAAACAGCGAAAAATTATGTCGAAGGTTGTAGAAAAACATTTTGAAGCCATGGCACCAAAAACCGGTGGTAAATTATTTTGACAAATTAGTTAAAATATACTATAATGCAAAATGTGCAATCATTGTAGAACTACTAATCATCGTAAAATATATGAGAATCATATAGGTAAAATACCTATAGATGAAACAGGTCGTACTTATGAAATTCATCACATAGATGGGAATCATTCAAATAATGATCCAATTAATTTAGAAGCTATTACTATACAAGAACATTACGATATTCATTTTGAACAAATGGATTGGTATGCATGCGTCTTAATTGCATTTAGAATGAATAAATCACCAGAAGATATTTCTAGATTAGCAACATTGAGTAATTTAAAAAGATCAACAGACGGAACTCATAACTTATTAAAACAAAATGGTGGCAGTGAGAAGTCTAGAGAAAGAGTATTAAAATTACTAGCAGAAGGTAGACATCCATCTCAAAATCCGGTAGTTATTGAAAAAATGATACAAGCACAAAATAAAAGAGTTGCTAGAGGTGATCATAATTTACAAGGTGATAAAAATCCGGTACATGAATTAATAAAAAATGGTACATTTCATGCATTAAAACAAAATGGAGGTAGTGAGAAGTCTAAAGAAAGAAATTTAAAGCTATTAGCAGAAGGTAGGCATTCATCTCAAAATAAAGAAAACATTGAGCATCTAAGGCAATTAGCAAATGAGAAAGTTGCAAATAGAACGCATCATTTATTAAAAGAAAATGGTGGCTCTGAAAGAGCTAGAAAACACGCATTAGAACGAGTAGCAAATGGAACACACCCATCTCAACAAGAATATGTATGTCATCATTGTGATAAAATTGGTAAAGGTGGTGCTATGATCCAATGGCATTTTGATAATTGTAAATTCAAACAAAAATCAAACATTGTTTGTGAAGAAATTAATCACTAATTATTCAATCTGATCCATCTGCACATTTAGTGATTAATTCACGTGTTGGATATTGTACATCATCATTTGCTTCTGTAACCTTATTCCATATTACCTTATACCCATATCCATCTTCATAATGAGCACAATGATACCCATTAGCTTTCATTGATTCGATAGTATCGCTTTCATTAGACGCAATTATCCAAGGATTAATGAATGGTAATACCATGGTCACGAACGCCCACAACACCATGGTCCATAAAACCATCCGCTTTGGACCAAACAATAATCCCAGTCCCAATAATACGCTGCCTCTAGGCATGTGATGTTCCTTAATTGCTTCAAGCATAATAGCACCTTTGGAGGAAAAGTCAACCGAAATTTTCAGTCATAAATAAATGTACATATTTTGAAAGTTTAAATTGTCATGGCAGCAGTTGTACCACCACAAAAAGTTATAATTCTAGAAGAGCAAAGCACCGGAGCTAAATGGGCTAGGGAAACTACGCTCAAAGAAATTCTCGAAAAAGATACAGAAGCAAATGATTATCTTAAATTATTAACAAACAAGTTTGCAAAAAAAGAATTAGATATTGCTCTTGACGAAGCTAAACAAAACAAAAAGAAACGTAAAAACGATACTGATGCATTTAAAGACTTAAACCTCGGTGTAAAAAATGGATTCGATAAAGTAGACGGTAGTTTACGTGGTGCATTAAAAGGCCTTCATGGCGCAATATCAGATATCGGAGACGTTGGTATAATTGGAATGTTAGCTAAACATTCAGGTACGGCGGCCGCCAGTTTATCTAAATTAGGTGCAGCATCTGAAGATCTATTAGGAGGTATACTTACCGTAGCAGGTCCGTTATTGTTATTAGCAGGCGGGGTATTTGAAACATATCAAATTGTCACGAAATTGAATAACGAATATTATAAACTATTTGATTCAGGTGTTCGGTTCTCTGATGGTCTGGCAGGAATGACGCAAACAGCATCTGACCTCGGAATATCATTGGATAATTTAGTATCTTCTTTTACAGAGTATAGCGCAGATATAGCGTTTTTAGGAACTGATAAAGTTACCAGACTAGGTAAATCATTTAAATTATTAAACGAACAGACCGGGGCTCTCCAATTAACCAATCAGGATGCAATTGATTCTATACTTGAATTTACAGATATGTTAAGGGTAACTGGTGGTCTATCAGGTAAAACTACTAAACAACTAACCGATGGCACCGCACAATATATTCAAGAATTGAATATGATATCTTCGATTACTGGAAAAAATAGAAAAACTTTAGAAAAGGAGGCAAAAGATAGAGCTAAGGATTTAGATATGAACGTAGCCATATCTAATTTATCTGCCAATGAGCAAGATGCTATTAGGCGGAATGTAAAGAGTTTAAGTGCATTAGGTGATTCTGCCGACGACGCACAAAAAATTCTCACTGGTATATATGCGGGTACAGGCATAGCTAAATTAGATAGTGGTCTTCAACTGTTAATGACTCGTGTAGATGGGTTGTCTCCGGCATTTGACCAATTGTCAATAGATTTGAAATCTAACGCTGCTAACGCTGCAGATCTAGTTGAAGCTGATCAAGAACGTATAGGTAAACTAACTAATTCACCACAAGCTAAAGAATACGCAGCAAGTTTACATTCGCAAGCGATGATACAAGGTATAGCTGGTGATGCCGCTAGAAAAGCTATAAAATTTATGCAAGATACCCAGAATGTAAACGAAACGGGAGCTAGAATTCAAGAAGAAGTTAATAAACGACTTGCTAGAGGTGATGAAGAAGCTGGTAAACGATTAACTAGAGAGCAACTTGAAGCAAGAGAACGTGCAAAAATGGCATCTGATGCAAATGAAGATGCTATTAAATTACGAAATACACAAAACAAAGCTATAGATGCAGAGAATACTTTAAAAAATTCATTTGATCGATTTTTAATAGAGAGCTTAAATCCTGCACTACCTGCTCTTGGAAAATTAGCAGACGGTGCTATTAAGGTATCAGTTGCTTTCTCAGATATACTAACAACTCTTGCGCATCCAATTGATTCATTGGCTAATTTGTTTACTACATTAGGAGATGCTATAGATGAGTTACTTATATCATTTGGTTTAAAAACTCGTAAACAAGATCCAGATGCAATGTATGGTAAAACAGGATCAGAATCTAACCTAACTCAAGAAAATTTAAAATCAGTTGCTACAACCGCAATAGTATCAACCGCAGTATTAGCAGTAGCAAATAAATTAACTGGTGGTGTGGTTCTTAAGGGATTGCGTCCACAAGGGATTAAAGACTTTTTAAAAGATACACAATCAACGTCAAGGCCAATTAAGTCTACAGGTTCTCTAAACCCATTTAGCAGTCCAGAATCTCCAAGACCTTTCAGTATGCCAGGTGTCGAAGGTGCAGCCGAAAAGAAAGCAGCAAGTAAAGCAATAGCAGAAGCTGAAAAGAAAGCAGCAAGTAAAGCAATAGCAGAAGCTGAAAAGAAAGCCGCAAGTGTAGCAAGTAAAGCAGGTGGATTGCTTAGCAAGGTTGGCGGCCTCGGAACAGTTGCTAAGGTTGCTGGAGAAGCAGGATTAGCTGTCATAGCAGGCAAATTTATAGGTGAAGGAATCAGTGCTGTTGGCAATAAGATCTTACCTGATGCTGTATTAGGTGCAGTACACAATTTCCGTGAACATACAGCAATAGGTAAGATGGTCAAAGGTCTTGGTGGTTTATTGGGCGAAACCTCACCTGAGGACGAACAACGTCAACAACCACCAAAACCAAATGTAGAGACTCCTAAGGTAGAGGGTGATGATTCAGTTAATCAACTTAAAAAATTCGAAACCCTTACTGATCCGTTAACTAAAGTAACCCCAGCATTAACAATGTTTAGTACTGCATTTAAAACTGTTACGGATTCATTAATAAGTGCTAATAGTGCTAATATCAATACCGATGCAATTATTAAAACAATCACAAACTTAGCTGGTATTTTATACACTGATATTAAGACTGGGATGTTTAGTGGTAAAACGACTATCGCGAGTAAAATTACAGAATTAGGTGATAGTTTAGGGTCAGTTAATATAGCTGATAAATTAAATCAAATAACGCCATCATTGTCTACTTTTAGTACTGCATTTAATAGTGCGATTAGTTCATTGAACTCAGCCAAAATAGATGCGTCAGTAAATGATACCTTAACCAATCTATCAAATTTATTATATACTTCTAAACAAGACACTTTATTTTCTGGAAAAATTACCACATCGTCAATGATTGAAGAACTAGCTAAAAGTGTGGGAGATTTAGCTGCAAATGCGCAAGAACTAGCTAACCCGTCAGTTGCAACTAATAAAGGCGGTGCTAAGCTGTTGAGTCCAAGTGACTTACAAAAGATAACAATTGATTTTTATGATAATCAAAGAAGTTCAAATGCGTCAATGATAGAATTACTTCAGATGATAAATTATAAGCTCGAAGCTCTAGGTCATACTACAAATAGTTCTACAAGTGATATAGTCAATGCAGTGAAGAAGCAGAGTGGACGTGTTTATTAATCAATTTATTCGCAGATAATATTTAGTTTTTGTTTGCAATTATCAAACTGCCATCGACGCATAGTTGATTAACCCTAATATAGTCAATGAATTTTAGTCAGAAGTATCCTTAATTTATTATTATGATTATACATAAACGGAGAACATAAACTCCGTTTATGTTCATCTACAAAGCAATTCATTTTCGAATCGCAAGCTCATCTCAATGAATTGCTTTGTTATTTTCTTTCTAAATAACTTTACGTTAATTTTCTAAATAAATTTACGTTAAATACGTTTTCAATCTTTATGTAGCAGAAATCGTCTATAAAAGGCGTGATATTCTGATCATATCTCGTCATAGTATTCCCGTTTAAGGAAATACTATTTTATTGGAAAATGTGTAATCTTCTGATTCACTCTTTAGCCATCGAAATTATCACCCTAAAACTAACTGGCGGGGTACCTTTTTCCAGTTATCAGGTGGCGTATTCAGAGTCCCTAAATACCCACTCGTCACAAGCGATCTTTTAGAAATTAACCTCTATACCCGGTCATGCCCATTACGGGCACACTACATAGGTCTACATTTCGATTACTAGATCCTATGCATTGCAGACAATATACAAGATGCTGCAATCCTTTCATCTGATTTTTCTGGTTAGGGCTTTACAGAATTAGAATCCCTAGATGAGTGTGATCTTATCAATCCTAGCATCAGTAGAATTACGCATTCGCTACTACTATTTCAGTACCAGTATGTAAGGGATGATGATGGTTTCTGTAAGGGATGATGATGGTTTCTGTAAGGAATTAAAATTGGATGATTTCTTCGATGATGGTGATGAATTCAGTTTGGGGATTTTCTATTAGTTGAGCTGACGTTCGTTGCCACAATAGCTTTCGATCGTCTTCTGTTAAATTACTATGATGTTCTGTAATGTATTTGTCAAATTTATCTTTTAAAGACACACATTTTGAGGCAGGGGTACCTTGATGAAATTCAGGAATTTTTCTAGACTGAAATGATGATTTACCAGTTCTTGGTGTTGACTTAGTTACAGTTGGAATAGCTTCTTGTGGAAATGTTTTTCTTACTTGAGTCATATAATATTTACCTTTAAATTAATGTCTAATTTTTTTTCGACTACTATATGACATATCGGTAATTTCCAACATATACTTACTCGAACCTTCTTTAACTGTAACTTGCCATGGCGTATCTGGATTTGGAACTTCACCAACTTTTTGTCTAATAATAAAATGATCATGACGCATCTTTGTCAAATCATGACCTTCTATTAAAATAGGCTCATTTGAATATGGTATTTTAAGTACTGTAGAACCATTTTCGGCATCATATGTCATTTCAACGATACCATTAATTAATTGGATATGGCGCTTGAAAATATATTCGTGCGGCTGGAGCATTTGAATAGGAGCTCTCATTTGTCCGGTTGTGCTTAAGTCAGACTCTGCAATTTGTTTAGCTTGTGGTTGAACCCAATGTAAAACTTCTGCAGCAATTAATCTACGCATAAGTGGATGAAATTTAGCTTTCGTTGCGGATAGATCAAATAGCATCATCATGCGTTCACTTATAATAAGTCTATTACCTTTAACTATAAGTTCTGCATATGGGACAAATGTATCTGGCCAAGTATCAATTGGTGTTTTTGCTAGTTCTCGAAGATCAATTCCGGTTTGTGCAACGGCTAACCAAACTCGTTCATAATTATCTCTAATAGCTTCAATTTCGTTATATAATACTCTGATTTTGCTATTAAACCCTACTACAAGAGTGTTATAGTAGTTCAATTCTTCTACCATAAAAGAGATGAGATTTCTTTTGGTAATATCTCCAAGTGAGATATTGTAAGTTCTCTCTGAGTTTTGTCTATTATTTTGCTGTTCGTTCTTATATACCATAACAACATCCTTTATATCTATATAAAATATACATATTAGTATAGACAATGTCAAGAAGATTGAATTTAAATATATTTACTCTAAATAAGCTTCTGAGTATAAATATATGGGGAGCTTATTTAGATAGGAATTATTATGGATAATGGTCATTGGATATACCCTAACGATTTTAATATAAATAATTGGTTTGGATTTGTATATAGGATAATTGACACGGTTACTAATAGGGAATATATAGGTAAAAAACAATTTTTTACAAAAACTAGTAAAGCTATTACTGGAAGAAAAAATAGAGCATGGAAGACGAAAGAATCTAACTGGAAAAAATACACAAGTTCATCAGATGAAATAAACAAACTTATTAAAGAATTTGGAAAAGATAGATTTCAATTTTTTATTGAATCATTACATGCTACTAAGGCATCTCTAACCTATGCAGAAGTTGAAAAATTAATAGTAGAAGATGCATTACGAGTTAAATTATCTGATTCGATTAGAAAATATTATAATAAGGTAATACCACCAATTAAATTTTTACCGCCACATGAGACTATAGACGAAGAAGCAGTTAGAATATTTGCATTAATAAAAGACATATACCCGAATGAAAATTTTTGTTGGGAACATGGTATGACACCCGAAGAAAAAGAACAATATAAAATAAAATATCGATTTGGTAATAATAATTCGACTATACGAAATAAAACACCAGAAGAATATCAGCAATATTTAGATGACTATTTTAGAGGAGAAAATAATCCTATGTACGGAAGAATCGGAAACCTATCTCCGAGATATGGTAAAAAACCATTTGATAATTTAACGTCAGAAGAATATAAAGAGTTAATAGAACAAATATCTTTGCGTATGTCTGGTGAGAATAATCCGAGATATGGTAAAAAACCATTTGATAAGTTAACCAAAGAAGAAATGGATATAGTTAGATCTAAAATGGCCCACAAAGGTGAAGAAAATGGAATGTATGGTAAACCATGCCATTATAAAATGACCGAAGAAGAAAAACAGCAATGGAAAGATAATATATCAAAAGGAGGTAAAGGTAGAATTGTAACAGATGAAATTAAAAAGAATATGTCTGCAGGCATGAAAGGTGTTAAAAAATCAAAAATAGAATGTCCACACTGTGGTAAAATTGGTGGATCTAATAATATGTATAGATATCATTTTGATAAATGTAAATTGAAACCCGTTTAACATTAGTTATTCTACCTGCTCTTGGTCAAACGAAAATGTAGTGAAATTATTTTCTTTAATAACCGTTAACGTCGACGTGACCCTTGGTATTAATTCATCTCTATGAGAAATTATGAATATATTTTTATTGCGTTCTCTAGTTAATTTCTCAAGCAATGTTATTGTATTATCTAATCCTACAGAATCTATTCCCATATCGAGCATTTCGTCTATGAATAATAAATCTATAGCTGTATTAGTTGTTTCAAACATATCTCTGAAACTTAGACTTAATCCAAGAATTAATCTTGTACCTTCACCACGACTTAAATTTCTAAAATCCAAATCTTGACCCATAAATGTTATTTCGGTACTTAAATCGTTTAAGAATTTAACAATATGTGGTAATCCAAGTTTATCTAAATATTCTGCTAATCTTTTATTTAAATAAGCTAAGTTTTGATCAATAATTCGCTTTCTAATAAAGCTATCTTTATTAGTCAACAGTTTCAATAGAAATTCTTGATGTTCTCTATCTCTCACTAGCTTGTTAAGATGTGTATAATTAACCTCTTGCAATGTCTCAGTTAAGGTTTTTGCTTGATCTACATATGGATTTGTAGCAGATACCTCTTTGTCTAAATCTTTATGTAATTGATTTAAAGTATTCTTGTGTTCTAGTGCCTCTTTAAGAGTTGAATAGAATACGTTTGGTTTAGACATACCATTGAACACAGTTAATATACCATCAAGTTGTAATGTTATATCGGTTAACTCTGTTTTTTCTACGGTCACTTGCGAGTCTAGGCTAGATATTCTAGTCTCTAAATCATTCATGATATTAACGTGATGATGATCCTTAATATTCTGACTACACATTGGACAAGATTTATCGCTCGCCTTCTCGTATTGAATTAGCAATCCGTTGAGTTGCATTTCTAGTTGAGTTGAATGCCTGGTCTTAGATAATATTTCTTTGTTAAACTGTGCAACGCCGGTACTAAGTTCTTTATACACTTCAACATCACTATGCGACTCAAGTTCATTATCTATGTCTAATTTTTCAAGATGAGCTATAGCACTTTCTATAGTGTTAAGTTCTTTCAAATGTATTTGTTCCCAATTATCTACTTTTCGTTGGAATTCTACTATAGTATTTTGTATCTTCTCATTTGAATTTTTAACAGTTCGAACCCTAAAATCTTCGTGTTCAATTTCAGACTTGGTAGTTTTTATCAAATCCTTTAGTTTTTCTGCTTTTTTACTAAGCTGAGTGATACCTAATAATTCTTCTATAATTTCTCGCTGTTTAGACGCACCAAGGTCAAGGAACGGTTCAGAATATGTGTTCAACACGACTACATGTTTAAACAATGTATGACTAATGCCGAGTAACTGTTCAATTTCGAATTGAGTATTCTTGTTTTCACCTTGTGCTTCGTCTGTACCTTCAATGTTTACATGCTGGTCATCTACAATGTACCGGAAGTAATTTGGTTTACGCCCACGTTCAATTCTATACTTATGACCATTAACTTCAAAATTGATTGTAATGGTCATGTTTCTTTGATTTATTTTATTAACTAGATTATCAAGTTTGATATTAGTGAGAGGCTGCCCATATAAACCGTAACTAATCGCTTGAGCTAACGTTGTTTTTCCGACACCATTGCGTGAACCGTTGCCGCCCATATCTAGATTTTCGCCCAGAACTAACGTAATACCATTTCTATTGAGATTGATCGTTTGTGTGACTGCACCAACGCTTAAGAAGTTTCTGAGACTAATTTCTTTTATATTAATTGCCATGCATTAAATACTCTGATAAATGTTAATTAGTTCTTGTTTATCTACTGTATTTGATTCTATGCTTTGTAGGTGGGATACCACAATCGAATCTACACTTTCGAAATTAATTTCCACTGTTTCATCTACATCTAATTCATCTATATGTTTTGTTATTAAATGGATGCTTTTAGCCTTAAGCTCAGTTTCAAACAATTCTTTTATAAAATTCACTTCTTCATATGTTATAGCAACATCTATGCTAATACGGGCATATGTATATTCATCTATATATCTTGTAGGATCAGACATTACCTGACTTAGAGTTAAGACTCTATATTTTGGAGAACCTGGAAATGATTTAAATTTTGGTTCAATACCGGGTTCCCAATACATTATACCTCGATTTTCTTCATCCCATGCATCTGCATAATCGTGAGGAAAGCAATTTCCTATGTACCATATTGGTCCTTGATTTTGTCTTTTGTGGAAATGCCCACTGAATACTTGTTTTTTATTAGCAAAATGAGATTTGTTAAGCATGCCATGATCTGACATTTCAATCATAGCATTCATCTTAAAGCTAGGTAATTCAAAATGCCCAAAAATATATGATGCTTTAATATGTTGAACTTGTTTCCAATCATCACCTATCAACCATGGCACAAATGCTATCTCACCAATTTCAGTTAACTTGTCAATTAGATGTATGTTTTTGAATTGATCTATATATGGAATACTGTGAATCTCAATCTTATCTCTGTAAAACATATCGTGATTTCCTAGTAAAAAATATGCGTATTCAAAATAGTCATTCAGCAATTTGAGACCACTAACTGAATAATTCAGCGTAGAGATATTAATTGCACTACGAACATGATGATAATCACCCAAAAATATACAAGTTTTAGCGCCCCATTCTTTAGCTTGCTCTATCATCCATTTAATAAAATTTTCACATGTAGCATTATGATCACGACTATTGTTTCTTAGCCCATAATGCAAATCTCCAAATACTATTACTTTATCAAATTGATTTGTATATTTTATTAATTTTGAATCCATTATAGATTAACCCTTTATTTAAAATTTTATCAAAATAATATTTAGATATATTGTATTTCTTTTTAAGATCATTTGCGCAATAGAATTGTTCTTCTAAATTATTTTCATTAGATATTATAAAGACAGCTTTTTTATGAATTTTAGATTCATCTATAGGTTGATTTAATAATATAGATTTAATGTAATTTAAATTATCTTTGATTCTAGTTGAATGCCATAATACGACATATTTAAAACCTTTACTTTCAGCTAATTTTTTATGTTTTATATCTCTATCAAATACTATATCAGCTGATTCTTTTGAAAAATAATGTTTCCAATTATTCCAATCGTTTAATGATAAATTAATATTTGGATGACAATGTTCGCCATGATATTCAATTATCAAATTAAGTTCTTTAATAGTATAATCAAAACATACCCATTTTCCATAATCATTTTTAATTCTGAATTCATTACATTTATCGTTATTATAATAAATTGGTCTAACATTGAGGTTTATATCAATTAATATTTTATCAATTTCAATAAACAATTTAATAGCTGCTTTACTGGTTCTATATCCTGGTAATTTTGATTTTAAATTAGAATTAATAATATATTTTGTTTGAAAAATTTGAATACCTATTTCACCAAATTGAATAATGTGCCAATCTACTGAATTTCTTTGTATATCACGTAATTTTATTAGTCTTACATAAAATTCATCTAGGTCATATTTTATAAAATATGCTAAATTTTGACAAATTTGATCATAACATTTAAAATATGGGAATACCCTAAAAAAATCTTGTAACAATTCTATATTGTATTTAGATACCATTTTAGTTTCTATAATACCTTTAACTATTTTGAGATTTAGAAATCTATATACCATTTCATCAATAGAATACTCATCTTTAGATTTTATTGTTTTTCCCATAATCTAAATTCCAAAATTTATGTTTATGTCAGCTAAATTCATTAATAATAATCACGTATACTTTTCATACTATTAGTATGCTGTATATACTGGTGATATGTCAATGTCATAAAATGCATCATGTATGTACTTAATCTAAACATTACTATATATTTATCAATTATTGATTACGCTTCTGGCGGTTTTACGACTGTATCTGCTAACTTTTTAGCTGCAATCTCATTGTCTGTTGTCCTTGTATACGATGGGTTTGCCCCGTGCATAGTTAATAAATCATCTCGAATATTTTGATTTTTCTTTTCTATGTTTAATACTCTTGTAAAACTATTTGCTAATACTTGTGTATAATATGAGAATGGATTTGGTTGAGCACTTCTACTCTCATCAAATTGTAAACCTATTTGACTCAGCTGTAATAATGCTTGATTTTTCATTTCGTCTAGATATGTATTTCCAGTTAAGTACACTTTTCCATTTCTTCTGGCAATGAAACACCCATATTCAGTTTCAGGACACCATACCATTCCATTGTAATAAGTAGTTGGCTCATTTGGATGAGTTATTTTTCCACGTCCAATGAGACCTTTACCATTTCTTTTACCTCCATGAAAGTCTATGCATTCTACTTTAGTATTATTTCTTCTCTTTGAAAACAAATTAATATTATAGTAACTAGTAAGTTTTCCAAATGATTTATGATTTTGTATATAATGGCTATTGGTTTTAATACCAGACATGGTGCATAAAATTTGAAACATATCTACACATTCTTTATTTTTTTGAGTATATCGACGATAGTTACCTACTCTCCATCCGTCACCATCTATCATAGTGTTAACTAACATATTTCGTTGATTAGCAGTTAATGAAAGTAGAAAATTCATATTTAGGTTTTTTGTAGGTAATATTTCTATAATTTTTCTAGAATCCGGACGTGATATAGCAAAACATATATTGTTCAATCGTAGTGATTCACTGAATTTAAAATTTAAGTTAGTTAAACGGCTTCTGATTCTATCTGCACTATCTCCCGGATTTTGATATATTGTGATTCGTTTTATTTTATGTTCTTCATTCCATTCATAACACCCTTCTGTTACTATCCAACCTAATAATTCTACAATGTCATTATTATATATCTCAATCGAATCTGACTGAATTTCATTACCCATCAGAATGACTTTATCTGATTCTAATAGATATTCAGCTTCAATAAGTCCTCGACCGGTTACTAATTTATGATTTGGTGTAATTAATGCATCCATACCCGTAACAGTGAGATTATGCATTAATCCGTCAAAATGATCTCTAAATATAGATTTAATCTTAGACCATTTCAGATTACCTTCATCATATGATAAAATAATATCTGTCTCGTTTATATCATCAATTCCTAGCCAACCGCGTTGGGTTAATGCTTCGGTGGTTTCATCTACACAATACCCTCTCCAATTCCCTCTATGACCGTATCTTTCTACTAATTTCATAAACATAAGAGCTAATCTATTTGTCATTTTTCCGTGCTCAATATTAAACCATCCGTTTTCTATACCGCCTTGCCAATGACTTTTTCCTACAATATAGAATTCACCTTCTTTTATTATAAAATGTTGAAAAGGAGGAAAATTACATTTTATATGCTTTTCTGCTTCGGTCTTAGCTTTATGAATTCGCTCCTCATTAATAGGGATATGGTCAAAAGTCATTAGTCTGATTACTATATTTTCTTGAGGTATATCATCTAATGTAAAATTAATTACTGGATTTTTAATACCTTTTGATATCATTTCTTTTTTGCGTCGTATTGTTTCTTGTGTTACTTTACGCTTGCGAACATCATTTAATAAATCTTGTGTCACTTTACCTAAATTATCAACTATTATATCATAGTTACTGTATTTAGGATCAATAAATTCACAATAAGTCGATTTGCTTAAATGAATCTCTTCCAATAAGTCTTTATTTGTCAAATATTTTATTTTAGTAGGTAAATTTTTGTTCATTATGATCCTTTTTGATAAATCCATGCAAAATACTATAATATATGACAAAACTATGTATTGTCAAATTATCTTTATTAACCATACACTTAATAAGCACTATAAATAATGTAACATACTTTAAAGGATATAATAATGGGTAGTTTCTCAAGTAATGATTCTGATGCTAATGCCAGACGTGTTAGATTACGGGCTAAACCGGCGGCAGTTTCGACAGTGTATGGAACAGGATTAATTAATCCATTACGAGCCACCAATGGAATGGTATGGCCATATCAGCCTACCATTACATATGCGCAAGACGTCTCTTATACAAATATTGATTTGGTACATACCAATCAAGAAATGTATGCGTACACAAGAACTAATGCAGTTAAATTAACTATAGATGGACAATTTAGCGTTCAAAATCAAACAGAAGGTGTGTATGCTGTAGCATGTATTCATTTTTTGCAAACTGTTACTAAAATGTATTTTGGACAAGCTACTAATACTACTGCACCGTCCGGAACGCCTCCGCCTGTATTATTGTTTGATGCATATGGTGATTATATGTTTAATCAATTGCCAGTTATCGTAACAAATTTTGGAGTAACATTTCCAAATGATGTAGATTATGTACCTATTGATACGGCGTATTTGTCAACTACGTCAGGAGCTACTGCAATTTCTACAACATTAATGTTTACATCGGTGGTACAATCAGGTGGTAACAATAGCTATTTAGATACCCAAAAGGGGTCAGTTTGGCTTCCGGCATTGTTTAATATTTCTGTCAGTTTAACAGTACAAAATACTCCGAGTGTATTAAGAACGGTATTTAATCTTGACCAATTTAGATCAGGCGCATTAATGACGCAGAGCCAAACGGGATCAATTCAAGGAGGATGGATTTAATGGCATCTTCAGCAATTACAACCATACAATCAGCAAATTATTTGCCTAGCAGTCCTTATTATAATACGCCTCAGGTTAATGTTGATAATTTACCGTATTTAGATTTCTGGAGCCAAGTATTTGTAAGACCAAATAATAGTGATACTCTTATGACCCTTGACCCAATGTATCAATATAGGGCCGACCTTCTCAGTTACAGTTTATATGGAACTCCACAACTATGGTGGGTTTTTATGCTTAGAAATCCAAATATTATTAAAGATCCAATTTGGGACTTTGTTACCGGAATAACAATATATGTTCCAACCAGAACATCGTTGTCAGGATATCTATAATGGTTGCACCTAATCCTATACCACCCACAAATGTACAAAATATTGATAATATAAACAATGTTACATCAGGTAATCCTTCAGTTACTACAAATTCTTCAACTGGTAACCAGGTAACACAATCCGTTTCAACCCAATCAAGTACAACTACACAAACAGTTGCACAATCAAACCAAACTGGTGGACTTAATATTACTCCTGTCCAAAATCCACTAAATGTGTATGCAAATTATACATATCATATACGATTTTCATTAACTGATGAAACAACTGCAAATAATGTAACTACTGGATCGTATTCATCATTTAATGGAATATCTAAGGTTATTATTGCTGAAAGTGGAGTTACGGCTGGGTTTAATATAACAGAATACGAATTTGTAAATGCATGTTCACCGGGACCAAATCATCTAAATACAACGAGTACAACATGGTCTATGACAATTCTTGAACCATATGGTATGAGTTTAATAGACAAATTGATCGCATCCAATAGAGTTCAAAGTTGGGCAAGAGCACCATACTTCATAGAGGTTTGGTTTAACGGATATAATGCAGACGGTACTGTAATGTCACCGACACTATTTTATACATTGTATAGAGTCATTATTCTAGATATAGACGTTAAAGTTACTGAAGGTGGCAGCGTATATAAATTAACAGGTGCATTTGATGGCGATATAGGCCATAGTAATGAGATATCTATTCCTGCAGCAAAACTTACTGTAACAGCATCAACTCTTAAAGAATTCTTTATAAATTTTGCAACGCAATTGAATCTACAAGCTAGTCGTATTGATTATTCGCCAGAATCTGTTCTGCCAACTACATCAATAAATGTTACTACGCCTCCATTGAATACAACATCAACAATTTATTATAGCTTCAATGTACCAACTAATATGCAAGGTTGGACATTCAGACAAGGTCAGCAAACTGATTGGACATCACAACGAGCAGCCGATATGATAATAACACCAAATGGAGGAGTAACTACTTTTACTATCTCTAACGGCGCGTCAATAGAATCGATAATTAATGCTGTGATAGCAACATGTCCTGATGTAAATACATGGATAGGAACAAACACTGGTCCTAACAATGCTGCGAATATATCTAGTACAGGGGTAGCAACTTGGGTAAAAATACATGCCGTAACGGTATTGGGTGCATTTTGTACTACTCCATTAAATGATTATACTCGATCAGTATTATACAATATAATACCATATACGACTACAATTGTGCCAACTACAAATAATTTAACAGCTCAATTAGAAAATACCCCGGGAACTCAAGTAACAAAACTTTCTAATTTGGCAAGTGCAGGAGCATTAACTAAAGTATATGATTATATCTATACCGGATTGAACACTGAAGTTATTAATTTTGATATTAGTATTGATAGTGCATGGCAGCTATCACAACCTCAATGGTTAGCTTTGAATAATTATTCTAACAGCACCCAAGGACCATTAATGCAGAGTAATAGCGCTATGGATCAACTTATTAGAGCTGGATATCTTAATAAGCCTCTTAATATTACATCTCTTCAATCTGATTCAGGAGGTACTTCTTATTTAGAAGATCAGGTTACTATAGGAACCAGTGCTGTATTTACATTGGTTACCAGACCAATAAATATGCCTACAGCACAAAGGACAGATATTCTATCCGACGCTAATAAAGCTTGTACAATATCAACTCCTGGCGATATTCCAGATAGTCGAGCTTTTGTTAGTAATTACTTGCAACAATTAACTAGTAACGTACCTTCATTTATGATAGTTGATCTAGAAATTAGAGGAGACCCATATTGGATGGGTCTGGGTAATGTAGATGAGAATGTACTTGCAGGACAACTTGGTCAAGGTTCGTCATCAAATGGCGCAAATGATCCAAGGGCACCATTTTTATCTACTTCGTGTATGTTTATATTAGCTTTCCGAACCGGAACTAACTATAATCCAAGTACAGGAATTATGGTATTTGATTCTACAAGTGCATTATATAATGGTGCATATATGGTAATGGCAGTAACTAATAGTTTTAAACATGGAAGTTTTACGCAGACATTAAACGGGGCTAAGGATATATTTTCACAAAGTATAACCACTACGGTTACACCTTAATTTAAGCGATGATAGGAATAATTTATGGAATCAGGATTCAAGCGAACAAGAGATACACCAAGAGGATTTGAATTAGTTGCTGACGGTCGAGCTGCGCCGCTTAATAGCATTTATGTTGGGTTTGTTAGATTAATTGATGATGTTATATCAATGGGTAGATTATCAGTTTGGATACCAGAATTAGGTGGTGATCCAAACGATCCAAATAGCTGGTTTATATGCAATTATGCAAGTCCATTTGGTGGTGCATCAAATGTTTATAACGTTATGGCTGGCGGAACGTCCTGGACTAGTTCGCAAACCAGTTATGGTATGTGGTTCGTTCCACCTGATTTGAATAACGAAGTCGTAGTATGTTTTATCAATGGTGATTCTGGACGAGGTATATGGTTTGCTTGTCTTTATCAACAAAATATGAATCATATGGTTCCTGGTATTCCAGGTACGGTTGCTACGGCTGGACCTGGGCAAGCTACTATTGACAACGCTGATTCATTACCAGTCGTTGAATATAATAAAGCAAGTAGTAATTTACAGATAGCTATGTCGGCCAGACCTGTATTCACTCCATTAGCTAGTCAATTACAAATACAAGGATTAGACCAAGATATATTGAGAGGAACTAGTACATCAGGTGCTAGAAGAACTGACCCTCCAAATTCTGTTTACGGTATATTGACTCCATTACAAAATCAGTTCGTTATGGATGATAATCCAGGACAAGCATTTATTAGATTGCGTACTCGTACTGGTACACAAGTATTAATAAGTGATACCGATGGTAGTATATACATTAATAGTGCTGATGGTAGTAATTGGCTTAATATGAATTCAGATGGTACCATTGATATCTATGGAATGAAAGATATAAGCATACGAAGCCAAGGTAGTTTGAACTTTCGTGGTGATATTGATGTGAATATTGAAGCTGGTCGTACTATCAATATGAAGGCGAGAAATGACGTTAATGTCCCTAATCCTAGTGCGCCTAGCATGGATAAGCAAGCAAACGGTGGTAACATCAATATTGAATGTAATATGGACTTTAACTTAACAGCAGGGAACATATACACTTATGCAGGTAATATTCATGCCAGATCAGCAGGTAATATATTTGATACAGCAGACGGTCCACCAACTCCCCCAGGTGGACAAAAATCACATTGGGGTAATATTTATATTAAGGCAAATGGTAATATCTTTATAAATTCGAATAACAATATTGCTATACAATCAAATTCTAATATTTACATACAAGCTGACAACTTGATACACATAACTTCAAATCTAGACTTGTTACTCAATTCTGGTGGTAACGTTACTATAAATGCTAATGCTAATATAGAAATAGGTTCGATGGGTAACATCCATATATTGGCTGCGGGTAATATAAACGTAGTATCTATGAATAGCATGGTTATACAATCAGACATGAATCTAAACATAAATTCTATTAATGTTATGGTTATACAATCGAATGAAAGTATAGTTATTGGAGCACAAGGTCAGATAGATTTATTATCACCAAATGATAGTATTTTCATTGCAAGCGGGTTAGATGTATGGGTATCAGCTTACGAAGATATTAATGTTGTAGCTGGTAGGAATATAATAATTGATGCTTTTCATACATTAAATGAATTTAGTAACATTATTGAAAAATTAGAAAGAATTGCCGTGTATACTGTTGAAGTTGATCAGCTTGATTCATTGAGTGTAAGTCCAGACGAACACAAAGAAATGTATAGATGGGCCAAACAAGGACAAATGCCAGTACCTCCAACTGATATTGATCAACAAGATAATCAAATATTTGGTCCGGGGGCATATTCACCAATTGATAGAGAAACAATACTTTATAGATTACCATTTCATGAACCATATCCATATCATGCAGGTACACTAGTTGGAACCGATAGTTATATTAGTGAAACTAGTGGTAATCCATTGATTGATCAATTTACTGGATTACCAATGCAATTAGGTTCTATTATTCCTGGTGCAACAATACCTGGACCATTAGTTGGTATTCCGATCTCAGGTATGCAACCAGGAACTTGGATAGGAACTGATTATGTTAATGGTGTACCACAATATTCATTCCAAGGACCTAATTCAAATTTAGCATCAGCGTCATCATATCAATTGAGTGCATTGGGAATACAATTTTTAATTAAGTATGAAGGATTTAATCCATTACCTTATACTGATTTGGGTGGTCAAATTTGTATCGGTGTAGGTCATGCACTTACACCTGACGAAATATCAAATCGATATACAAATACATCTGATGGTCAGATACCTTGGAGTCAAGGACTTAGTGATGATGAGATTATGGGATTATTAAATCAAGACCTGTATGATCAGGGTGATCCAATTAAATTGGTACCAGTAATAACAGATGGTGTATATAGCGGCTGCGGCGGGGCATTAATAACTCAGGCACAATTTGACGTAATTGTTAGTTTTTGCTTTAATATTTGTCCTATTCCGTTTATGAGTAGTACTTTTGCTCAGCAACTTACCGCCGGTAATTATGCACAAGCAATTATAGAACTACTTAGATGGAATCAATTATTAGGATCAGTTAATCAACAAATTAACAATAGAAGAACTGATGAAGCATCTAGAATTTTGAATCTAAATGTAACGCTATAATATAAATCTGATTAAGTTATGCTTTTATACAGTCATAAATAAAACTAACTTAATTGGATCTAATATGGCAGTTGTACAACAGAAAAGATTATTCGTAGGTTACAGCACACTTGATACCACCACCAAGAGGCAGCAATTCGCTGACATACCTTTAATTAAACGTGACCTTATAAACAATTTTTATACAAAACCTGGTGAACGGTTGATGTTACCTACTTGGGGATGTGGTATCTGGCAGTTGCTATTTGATCCTTTTGATGCAGTTACTCAAGATGCTATTGTTGATCAGGCTAAGATTGTAATTGCAAATGACTCTAGACTAGTATTACAAAATATAAATGTTGTTCAAATTGATGCTGGGTTGCTAATACAGATGGAGATCTTGTATGTCCCCTTTAACGTTGTAGAAACTTTTACTCTCACTTTCAATAACACGGCTATTACATAAGGTACCTAAATGATAATTAATGAATTTTATGTATATGCATATATCAGAAATAAAGATTCAATAACTGCTAAAGCAGGTACTCCTTATTATATTGGTAAAGGTAAAGGAAAAAGAATGTTCAGTGATAAACATAATAATGTTCCTATACCAAAAGATAAACAATATATTGTTATATTAGAATCAGGTTTAACTGAAATTGGAGCGTTAGCATTAGAACGAAGAATGATACGTTGGTGGGGTAAAAGAAGTGATGCAGGAATTTTATTAAACAAATTAGATGGTGGTGACGGCGCAACTGGATTAAAACATACCGAAGAAACTAAAAGAAGAATCGCCGAAGCTGTTAGAAATCGACCACCTAGATCAGATGAATATAGAAAAAATATATCTAAAGGACAACAAAATCGACCACCCATATCTGAAGAAACACGAAAGCGATATTCTGAAGCACAATTACGTCGACCAAAAGGTCAGAAACGATCTCCAGAAGTTCGAGCAAGAATGACTTTAGCTCAACAGAACAGACATGCCAATGGATGGGCCTTCTCTGAAGAGTCTAGAAATAAAATGTCTGAATCACAAATAAAAAGATTCAATGAGCATCCTTTATCAGAAGAATCTCGTAAAAAAATATCTAATGCTCTAAAAGGAAAAATAGTATCAGGAGAAACTAGGCAAAAATTATCTGATGCAACTAGCAATTTTTATGATAATTTACGAGAACAAGGAATAATTATTAAACGTGATCCAATAACAGAAGAAACTCGAAAAAAGATGTCAGAACGTGCTATGAATATGTCAAATGAACATAGAGAAAAATTGTCTATTGCAGCCAAAAAGAGACCTCCTATGTCAGATGAAATAAAACGTAAAATTTCAGAAACTAAAAGAAATAAAACTAAAGAGGGCATAATATGACTGTAACGGCTCAGCAAAGACAAAAACAACTTTTTTGTGCGGAAGATTGGCAAATTCTATATACTGCATTTACAACCGTTAATTTTAATGCATATGATTTCAATACTATACGTACGGCGTTAATAACATACATACAGATTTCATACCCCGAGGATTTTAACGACTGGATAGAGAGTAGTGAATTTGTTTCTATCATTGAACTTTTGAGTTATGTTGGTACCAGTTTAGCACTAAGAATGGATTTGAATACTCATGAAAATTTCTTAGATACGGCACAGCGTCGTGAAAGTGTATTTAGACTAGCTCAAATGTTAAATTATCAACCACAGCGTTGTTTAACATCTGTTGGATTTTTGAAAATCCAACAGATTGTCACTAATCAAACCGTATATGATAATGATGGAAACAATTTAGCCAACATACCCATTAATTGGAATGACCAAAATAATGCTGATTGGTACGAACAATTTATTATAGTATTAAATTCTGCACTTAATTTAACCAACCAATTTGGTAATCCAAATGAAAGTGGTACTGCTGGTAGTATTCCTGCTGATTTATATGCATTAAATAATGTTTCAATTCCTACTAGTGTGATACCATTTTCTGCTGCTGTGTCTGGTAATAATATGAATTTTGAATTAGTGAATCCAGATTTTGCACCAACTGATAGTACATTAATGCAATTAGGACAAACTGGCTATTTTATTGAACAACCTCCAAATCCAGCAAATAGTTGGAATTTTATATATCAAGTAGATGGTAATGGTTATGGTAGTCCAAATACTGGATTTTTTGCTATGTTTAAACAAGGTACATCCGGACATAGTGATTTTAGTTTGACTTTACCGGTAGCGAATAGAGTTGTAGAAGTTAACGCAAATGGTGTAAATCAAACAGATGTTTGGGTTGAAAGTATAAGTGGTAATGGAGCAGTTGTAACAAATTGGGTTCAAGTACCAAGTGTAAATGGATTTAATATTATCTATAATAGTGTTAGTCAACAAATAAGAAATATTTTTAGCATAATAACTAGGGATAATAATGGAAATGATCAAGTTAGTATAAGATTTGCTGATGGTAATTTTGGTAATATTCCAACTGGATTATTAAGAATTTGGTATAGAACTAGTAATGGTTTACAATATCAGATAAGACCAGCTGACATAACTAATGCAAAATTTAATTTTGCATATAATGATAATTTTGGTAATACATATTCATTAACTATTAATACGGCATTGCAACAAACGGTATCTAATAGTCAGGGGCACGAAACAAATGCACAAATAAAACTAAATGCACCTGCAGTCTATTATACCCAAGACCGTATGGTTAATGGTGAAGATTATAATTTATACCCATTGCAGAGTAGTCAGGCCTTAAAGGTCAAGGCCGTTAATAGAACGTATAGCGGACAAAGTCGGTATATTGACTTAAATGATCCTACTGGTTCATATCAAAATACTAATATTATAGGTGACGATGGCATTTTATATTTTGAAACAGATATGAATACTTTTATTATTCCTATTAATAGCACCTACAGTAACAAATTGATAGCTGTTAATTTTATACAACCAGTGTTAAATGGTGAAAATGGATTGCAAAATACAGCAATAGAATTGCGTGATTTCTTTTATACATTTTTCCCAAGACAGACACCACCAACTACTATTTGGCAATCAAGTAATGGTACAACTTCAAATAGTGGTGCATTTTTCAGAAATACTATCACTATTCCAATTGGAAGTTCGGCGGCTAACGGCGATCAGGTAGCATATATTACTCCTGGTGCATTGATCAAATTTAGTTCAAGTGGTTGGACATCGGTTGTGTCAGTTGTTGGGGATGGAACTGGAAATAATTTAAGTGGTATATTAAATACAGGAGTTGGTGCAGTTACATTAGCAAGTGCAATATCTAATAGTGATCAAATCGTCAGTATCTATCCAGCCTTTGATACAACCTTAAATGCTTCAGAATTAGCTAGTATAACGACCGCATTAAATGCAAATCAAACATTTGGATTGGGTTATAATCCATTGGCGACTACCTGGTATGTTATAACAAATAATAATTTAAATACTACACAGGCATTTAGTATTATTAATGCCGGTAGTCAAAGTAGTATAAATGCAGATTCAAGTTGGTTATTGCTTATCAACTATGTAAATGGTACAAATTGGACCGTAATAAGTAGAGCTGAACGTTTTGTAGTTGAGAGCGTGCAAGAGGCCAGGTTTTTCTTTATAAACACTATGCCAATAATAGACATTAATACAAATAATGTTGTGAATGATAGTATCAATATACTTGGAATAAACTCTGCACCAAATAGTACTTCTGCTCTAGGCAGCGATTATTATTGGAAAATTAAAAATCAATTTGTATATCCAGATGGATATGCTGAACCAAACAGTGTGCAAGTAACATTTTGGGATAGTATAGTTGAAGGTACACCTAATAATCCAGATGAATTCATTAGTATAATTGATCCATTGAATGGTAATCTAAATTTTGTTTTCTGGCAGTTAATCCAAACAAATGACAATTATAATTATTACAATCCTATAACAATACCAGTAACAGCTATGTTTACTAATTTAATGTTAGTGCCAACAATATCATCTACATTCTGGTTAACAAATACAATTGCGTTTGTTATTCCTACAGGAACTTTTTATTCTATAGTTAATGGCATAGTAGCAAATGTTAGCTCAACTTATAAGTATAGAGTAGGAAGAAATAATTTATACTTTGTTTGGAAACATTATGCTCCTTATGATCAAAGAATAGATCCTGCAATTATGAATATAATTGATATCTATATATTAACATCGGCATATGATACAGCATTGAGAAATTGGATAGCAACGTCTGGCGCAGCTAGTACAGAACCAATCCCACCAGATTCAAATGAATTGTTAACTAGTTTCAATTATTTTTCACAGTTTAAGATGATGACAGACCAAATAATTTGGCATCCCGTTAGTTATAAATTACTATTTGGTGTTCAAGCCGACACTCCTTTACAAGTTGTATTCAAAGTGGTTAAAACTGGCGGAAGTACATATAGTGACAATGAAGTAAAAAGTTTAGTTATTGCACAAATTAATAGTTACTTTTCTTTAGCAAATTGGGATTTCGGACAAAGCTTTTTCTTTACAGAATTAGCTACATTTATACATGTTAACTTAGCTACTATTGTAGGGAGTATAGTTATAGTTCCAAAAAACGGACAGGGCGTGTTTGGTGATTTGTTTGAAATTAAATGTGGTCCAGATGAAATCTTTATCAGTTGCGCGCAAGTATCTGATATACAAATAGTTGCAAACCTGTCAGAGGCACAGTTAGGAATATCTTCAAATGGTTGATACTAAAAGACGAATTATAAAATTATTACCTGAGATTAATCAGACCCCTATTCTTAAGAAATTCTTTGCTGCTACTGTTGACCATTTAATGCAGCCAGAAAGTGTTGAATTCTTAACTGGATATATAGGAAGTAAGCCAAGTTATTATAATCCATCAACTGACTATTATGTTAACGAACCAACTATTGATAGAACAAATTATCAACTTCCTGTTACAGCTATCAGTGATAACGTTTTATCTGGGTTCACAAACAATATAATGTTCTATGATGATATTATTAATCAATTAGCATTTGATGGGGCAAACGTTAATAATCATAGTAGATTATTTGAACAAGAATATTACAGTTGGGCACCACCGATTGATCTTGACAAATTAGTAAATTACACTCGATATGTTTGGCTTCCGCAAGGACCTAGTCCTATACAGCTATTAAACCAAACAAATGCAGCAGTTGATATTATTGGCCAACAGAGCTACACATATACAGGTGCTTACTTATTAACCAGTACCAATCAGATAGTAATAGGGTCTCTTCAGTTTACTACAGGTTTAGCAATAATTTTGATGAATGATGTTGATTATAATATTAACGGTGTTGAATATATAGTTAATATCAATGAATTGAACATAACATTAAATGTTGGGCCAGTGTTAATAAATCCAGCTTGGGATATTTATGGGTGGAATTTTGAAGGCTGGGATGGTAATTCTAACGTGTTTACTCCCATGTATACAACTATAAACAGATGGTCAAATGATCAAAACCAATGGAGTTTAGACAATAGTTGGTACCATATAGATGTAATTACTCTTTCACAAACACCGTTATTAGATTATTATAGTGCAATGGCACAACGACCTATTATCGAAATTAATCCTAATATTACACTTTGGGATTATGGATTCTATGGAAGACCACCAGTTGATATTGTTATGTATAATATTTCAAATGTATTTGCTACAGTAGTAGGAAAATCAATTTACGTATATGATGGTATTACTTTAGCTGATGGTATGAGAATTTTGATAACTGGTGATACCACAAAATCAAATGTAAACAATAGAATTTTTACTGTTACCGGAATAGATATATTACAATCAATTGAATTAACTATTGCAGCAGATGGTCAAAATCCAAATGGAAGTCCGACATATGGTGATAGGGTATATGTTAAATTTGGTGTATATCAAGAATACAATTTTTGGTTTACGGCTAATGGAATTTGGAGATGGCAGGGACAGCAATATTCATTAACATCGGCACCATTGTTTGATTTGTTTAATGAAGTAGGCACAAGTTTGAGCAACCCTGTTACATATCCAAACAATAATTTTGCCGGTAATCAGATATTTTCATATATCAATAATCCTGCAACAAGTCCAATTGATACTGTATTAAATATTAATGCGCAACGAGATTCATTTGGGGCATTACAGTTTAATAATGGATTAACATCTACTTCTGTTGGGTACACTTTAAATGGTACTAAACAAACATACCTTGGTTATATTTTCTACCAAATCATATCAAATGTCCTAACAAATTCAGTTACTTACAATAACGATTGGCATAAAGCGGCGGCACCTAGCCGCCAGTATATTTTAAATGATTATTTGAACTTGCAAATCAATTCTGCTATTATATCTACTACATTAAATATTGATCAATTACCTGCGCCTTATGTGATTGGAGAGTTACCACCTATAATAGTAATTTTAACCAGAAATGGTACACAATCACAACTTGTCAATGGTACTGATTATGTAGTTACGGTTAATAATATTAGTAGCCAGCCTCAGGTAGTAATAGCGCCAGGTACATTAATAACTAGTGATAGAGTAACAATTAGTAGTTGGAGTACTTCAGTACCCAAGGTATTAACTGGTTATTATGAACTACCAACTAACTTAACAGCAAATCCAAATAACAAAGACATAACTGTTATTAGTCAGGGACAATTAATAGATCATTTCGTACAGATTATGCAAAATCAGTATGGATTCACAGGAGTTGGATTAGGAGATAACAATTATAGAGATACTTATAAAGATTTAAGTTTGGGACAAACTATACTTCAACATCGAGCACCAATGCTTAAGATGATGATATTGAACAGTAGTAACGTAGCTACCGGACCTACCACAACAATAAGTAACACTAATCCTTTAACGGCGATACAATTTGCACAAAGAGAATATACTAGATTTTATAGTAAATTTATTAGAGCTCTATTCAACTTGTATAATAATGGTTATTCAGTTAATAATGCCGTAACTGATTGGCTAACAGCAGCTCTTAAACAAGTTAATGTAGGTAAGACTTTAAGTAGTCCTTGGTCAAGTAGTGGTTATAGTAATACACAAGGTGGGTATACTTTCCAACAATCAGCTACACCTAATTATATACCGCCCACTGCAACAAGATTGGGTGTAACTCCTGCGTATCAGCCAACTGTATATTACATAGGTGAAAATCTTGTTATACAGACACATGATGGTAGTCGTATTGTTATGGAAGACAATGATGGTAACCCATTAGGAACAATATTAGGTGGATACGTGACTACTCAAAGTCCTATATTGCTTAGTAATGGACTTGCAAGGGCATGGTTACAGTTTGAATTGAATCTATTTGATAATATGCCAATTGCATATAGTCAACCAGAATCGCCATTGGTATTTGATATTAGAACCTTTATACCTGGTAAATGGAGAACTAATGGTTATTCTCAAGCAGAGTTTCTTGCAATTTTGCAACCTATGTTTGATAAATGGAATATTTCTAATCAGGTCGATTACGCTGCAAATACTACCTTTGATTTAAATGATCAATTTTCTTGGAATTATAGCAATCAACTAGATCAGCAAGGTCAATTTGTCCCAGGAAACTGGCGCGGAATATATAGATGGTTTTATGATACAGATAGACCAAATATATGTCCTTGGGAGATGCTTGGATTTAGTCAGCAGCCTACTTGGTGGACTACAGAATATGGAGCTGCACCTTATACAAATGGTAACACTTATATGTGGAATGATCTTGCGAATGGTATCATTCGCCAAGGTTCACGACAAGGAACATATACAGTTTGGGCAAGACCAGGATTATTAAATTGTATACCAGCTGATGACCAAGGTAATTTGTTACCTCCAAATGCCGCTGGTACAGTTCAATCGCTACCAACTGTATATCAAGCCAGAGCAGAATGGGTATTTGGTGATGGTGGTCCAATTGAATCAGTTTGGGTACATAGTCAAGAATATAACTTTGTGTTAGCACAACTTGGATATTTAATGAAGCCTGCACAATTCATTGAATATTGCTGGGATACATTACGAACTGAACAACTATTTGCTGGCACAACAGGTGACCAATGGATATATCTTGATACTAATAGCAGACGAGGAAGTGATCAATTTTACGTACAACGTGAAAATCCGTCAACTATTGGTCAGGGGCTAACTATACCAAATGAAACAAATCTGACTTATTATCAAAGTGGTGGTATACAGCACTGGATAAGTGAATATTTAATAAGTCAAAGTATAAACATTACAAATTATTTTGGTAATATCGTACGAGGATGTTTACCAAAACTTGCACATAGAGTTGGGGCTTATATTAATAGTAATACTGATCTGAGAGTAACAGTTGACAGTTTTGGTGTGATAGGTTATAAGACTAATCTTGTTCCTAGTGAAAACGTAAATGTGTATCTATATAGAAGTACAAGTACAGGAACTGTATTTTATGGTGGTGCTATAATTAAACAAGTAAGTGGTGGGTGGCAGGTATATGGTTATGATGCTATAGAACAACAATTTTATATAATACCTAGTAGTATAACTGGAGGTAAAGTAACGGCAACACTAGGAAATGTAAATGTTATAAGATACCTTAAAGGTATGACAAGTAATGGTCAGCCTATAATACAATCTGTGCCATACGGAACTATATTTGCTACGCAACAATTAGTTTATGACTTCTTAATAAGTATCGGTAGATTTCAAGAAAATCAAGGCTGGATATTTGATGAATATAATGCTGCTGGCAATAATATAGCTAATTGGGGTCAAGGTGCTGCAGACTTTATATATTGGTCACAGGTACAATGGGCAAATGGTAACTTTATATCTATAAGTCCGTTGGCAAATGCTGTAAAATATCATCAAGAATTTGGTAATATTGAATTTATAAATGGTATTATAGGTGGTACATACCCTATAGTAGATCGTGCAGGGTTCCCAATTAATACTTATAACTTAGAAATATTAAGATATGATGGTGAGATAACTGTACAATCACTTAATACTCAAGCTGTATATGGTCTACGATTGTTTACTACAACATTGGAACATGTTATAGTATTTGATAATCAAACAAGTTTTGGAGACACTATATATGATGATTTATATAATTTAGCACAACCTAGATTGAAAATTTATGCATATCGTACAAATGATTGGACTGGCAGACTTGATGTTCCTGGATATTTCTTGTATCAAAATCCTGTAGATAATACATGGGCAATGATATCAAATTTTGAAAAGACAACTAATGATTTTAGAAAATATTTTAATATTGATCAACCCAAGAATTTTGATGGATTGAACCCATTAAATGGAAATGTAACTACATTAACATCACAAAATAGTGTTATAGATAGAAGTGATATATCTGATTTAGCTAAACATTTATTTGGTTATCAACAGAGAACTTACCTCGAAGATTTAATATATGAGGACAGTACTGAATTTCAATTTTATCAAGGTTTTATTAGACAAAAAGGAACAACTTCTGCAATTAATGCAATAACAAGAAACACTGCGATAATACCAGCAGAAGAAACTTTTGAATATTTTGAAGAATTTGCATTAAGAATTGGTAGATATGGCGCTTCGGCGCTTAACACTAATATTGATTTCATATTAGTGCAACATCAATTCGTTAATGATCCACAACAAATAGCTCTATTCGGTGATATGAATAGTGATAGAGAAATTAACGGTATAATTGAATTCATACAAGGTGACCCACGATTTATTATACCTCCAACCACCTGGACTAGTAATAGATTTGCATTGCGTACATATTATGGGGCAAATTTCAATACTGACCTTCCAACTGCAGGTTATGTTGAACTTGGTGAACCAGATTGGTTAGTTGCGAACATAACAGTATTAACTAATTTGTATAGTACAAACGTGCAAAATCAATTTAATAATATATCTAATGTACAAATACAAGATCGTGACACTATCTGGCAGTTTATAGATTCTGCTACAGTATGGACTATTTGGGAATTTACATTAAGTCCTGCACAAATAGATTATACAGTCGCCACAAGTAATCCTGGTTCACCAACGCTTATAGCTTGTAAAAGCCCACATGATTTAGTTAATGGCGATCTTGTAACATTAGTCGGAATATCTAATGCAAGTGTATTGAATAATCAAACAGTTGTAATATCAAACGTTAACCAAACTGGTACAACGTTTACAGTTCCGACGACTACTTTTATAGCAGGATCGGGCGGAAATATATATGCGTATCGTAGAATCAGATTTGGTAACGTAACGTTACGTGATGATAATCCTCCGGTTGGTGGATGGATAGATGGTGATAAAGCTTATGTTGATTTGGGTGATGTTGGTATAAATGGTTGGAATGTTTACCAAATGTATAAAGGAACTTGGATAAGTATAAGATCTGAAAATCTTAAAGTTGAGCCGTCATTAATGCTATGGGCTAAATTATATAGTAAGACAACTCTTAATATGTTGGTCACTTTAGATTATTTTGATCCTGTAAAAGGATATATTCCAGGTATTGCCAATGTAGGATTAGATTACAAAAGCACAATAGATCCTGCACAATATAATAAAGGTAACACAAGTTTGTATCCAATGAAT